GAAAGAGGTCATTAGACAAAACCATAACATAATAAAATATCCAAAATGAATACTTCTTTTGCGAAAACGTCGGAATCACTCAAGGTGATCCGGAATTATTCCGCAGTAGCCATGGCAAGGCTTCAGACATCTCTCTACGGAGGAAACGTTGAATGTCTAGATTCCCAATTGTACTCCCCACTTTCCAAAATTGCTAACATGCTAACCTGTAACGGTACGCACGTTGCTAGCGATTGGGTGGAGAGAGCGATTGTTCAATTTTCAGAGTATTGGGCCCGATATTTGCCCAGTGAACTCGTAGCACCGAATATCCTTTGGCAACACATTGAAGGACTTGAGGAGCTGGTACACGTTGAGGCCGTAGATTATCTCAAGAGATTGAGAGAATTCTGCGAGATTCAAAGTATATCAGTCTCAGACGAAGACTGGATTGTGACTGAGTGTAATGCCTATGTTGAAAGTTTGTTTGGCAACTTGATTAATAACTTCAAAATTGAAGTCAATAAAAAGTTTGCTAACTACTTCAGCACAGACGCACCCAATCCGCTCCATTTTTGTCTGGGAAAGTTTATCTTCCCAAGAAGTCTTAATTTGTATTACCATCGTATCAAACTGGCTCGTAACGATCGAAAATTACGTCACATGTCTGCCGTATATTCATTGTTCCAGGGACTCAAGAAGAGTCTCTTACCGATCCGCCCTGATGCTGTCGATGCATCTCTCGTAAAACATAAAAAAGCGTTAACGACCAACTATACCCTAACAGGGGAAATGGAATGGTTTATCAAAGACACTCTCGTCAATGAATTCTCACACCTGGCATTTAAGCCCAGAAGTATGTGGAACTCATCTGTTCTTAAACAGATTGATGAGACATCTGTCTCCGGTGATTACACGGGAGCAACAGATAGTAAGTATGTCGAGGGTAACCATTTGACTAACAGAGACTTCTCTCGAAAGAAGAAGCTCTTGTCAAACCATTCAACCTATGAAGGTACACGTTCGTCTGGTGGCCAAATTGGCACCGCGCTGAGACTTAGAGATCTAAGTACCGAAGAGTTTCTCTTCGGGAAGAATCGTCTTCCGTCCCCCCCTGACTTTTGGGGTTTTTGTAGTTATGATGAGAAGTGTATATCGAAAAGCACCGGGGAACTCCTTGCCCGAGAACGCTGGACTGAACCCATCTACGGCGACTTTATGGATGAAAAAGAAGTATATTCTTATCTCTATGAAGCACGCTGGAAAGGTGTTATTAAATCTAACGTCGCCACTCCTGTTGTTATCCTAGAACCATTGAAGGGTCGTATCATCACTAAACCAAGTGATGGCGATTACCTTAATCTTGGCGATATCCAGAAATTCCTTTGGGACAAACTCTCTAAAATGAGTCAGTTTGAACTGATGGGAAGACCTGTATGTGCCGAAGATATAGTTCGGATTTCTAAGGACTGGTGTGTGGGTAAGGGATTCGTATCTGGTGATTTCTCTGGAGCAACGGATAACCTTGCAGGTAAAATATCCCGAATCATTCTCAACCATATAACTTCGTATTGTGCACCTAACTTCCGTGAGGAGGTTATGGAGTCATTTTGCAATGCAAAATTGGACTACCGCCAGGATCCCCTTCAAGAGGGAGATTCTCCGTGGATGCAGTACTATCAAAGTTTTGATTGTGTGAAACAGGGTGTGATTACCCAAAGGAACGGCCAACTCATGGGGCACGTCCTCTCCTTTCCCATTCTTTGTCTCGCGAACTACATAACGTTCCGATACAGTTTCTGGAAAGATGGTGAGGAAGCTCCCTCTGTCTTGATTAATGGAGACGACATTCTGTTCTGCAGTACTAAACCCGCCTACGAGAGGTGGATGACAACCGTTAATTCGGTTGGATTGATCCCTTCGTTGGGAAAGAATTTATTTCAAGCTGATATAGCTCAAATTAATTCTGTGCTCTTCGCTATCCGTTTCGGTGAAGTTCCAAATGTTGTGATAAACAACAATGTAATGGAGCTCTCGAATGAGATGCAAGTGCCTCAATCTTTTGTAAATGCAGTGGAGTGTGTCTCTTATGTAAACATGGGAGTTCTGACAGGTAGAGGAAAAGGGAAGGAAAACCCTTTTGATCGGTCATCCCTGTCGGAGTGTGAGCGTGATTTGGACCAGTTTGAACCTGAGGTTGTTAATTTACATTCCAACTTTCGATTGTTCGACTACACTGATAAAGTGTATGATCGTGAAATCTTAAAGTCAATCTATTACCGTCATAGACCCGTGATGAGTCGTATGTTGAGAGAGTTAGAGAACTGGGAGGAGGGTGTTGTGCGCTGTCTGTTTAAGAAACAGAGTGGCGTTGATACCTTCCCCGGCAATTCGTCTGCTGCTTTCAGGCAGATCGGAGGAGATGTGAGTTTTTCACCTCATGCGGTTATTCGTGAGTTCAGCAAGTACCCC